AGCCAAGATTGTACAGCCGCCACTGATCTACATTCCCAATGGTTGACTCAGACCGTGTATGAAGTATTGACGGACCAATTTCCTGTATTAGAAAAATATAGGAAATGGTTCGTTAAACTCTTCGGGCCAAAAAAGGTAATTATGGAGAATCTTCCCCCTAGTTCCTATGTGCCCGATGAGCTCTTCATACAATATCCCCGCGCTCCTCTACTCGACGACAGGTATGTACCTGACGTGAGGAGTTATGAATTGGGTCATGCCACGAATATCCTCAGAATATGGGATAAGTGGCTCCTTTTCATAAATAACGCGGGAGGCGTAATCACGAGTACGGGTCAGATGATGGGGGATCCCACATCTTTCCCTCCTTTAATGCTTGTTACACTTTTTTGTGCTGAACAAACCTTAAAGGAGTACCCTTACTTTCCAAAGGAACGTAAGCGGACGCACAAAGGATTACGAAAGACAGATGCCATTCTGAAGGGAATAGGAGATGATGCTCTCCTTCCCCGGTGGCATCAGGGGAGGAAAGATGCTTATAATAAGCACCTGGAGAGGGTAGGGGCCGAGATTTCGATACCAAAGTCATTTTGGCATCCGAAATTGGGGCTGATAGCCGAGATTCATATGAACCACGGCTTCCCTATACCTTTCCTCCCCCTGTCTGTATTGGTGGCTCCCCCTGGAGGATCTAAAGGCCAGGTTACTTGGGCAACCCAAGCAACCGCTCTTGGCCGTGATCCCACCAGGCCCAATTTAAGGGTCATGAAGTTTTTTTACCGAACGTCACCATTTTGGTACGTTTGGCAATTGGCTTCACGAATGGGGATACCAATTGCGGCTCCTGTTGGGTATGGGGGGATAGATATCCCCATCCAGCCCAAGAGGTCGCAGACACACCACCTGGCTTGGCTCCGTTTTCTCTCACAAGCCTCTTTTGAGGACTTGATTGTGGGATTAGGGCTCTCACCGACAGGCCATTCCCAAGCATCATTGCTTAGGAAAGCGTCTGACGGGTGGCTTAAGCAGGTCCTTTCCACAGATGTGGAGTACCAGAAATTTTCTGAAGGACTGCTTTCGTCATGCCAGATGGATGACAGTTGTAATATCCGCATCTCCGTTGGGGATGCGTACATTTCAGCTGTTAACTCACTTAGGTCGGTTGAGTTCTATTTTAGAGCTCCCGCTGAGAACGGGAACCAACGCGCCCCTTCTGTAAGAAGGGCCGCGAATCGTTTTCAACGCAAGGTCAGTCAAGCACA